AATTGATCAGACTATACCAATGTATTTTAATACTCATCATATACTTACAAATACTGCTGAGATATTACAAATACCAGTTTCTAATCTTAGGACAAAAGAAGAAGTAGATCAAATGGTTGCAGAACAACAAAGACAACAACAAGAACAACAAATGATGCAACAAGCACAACAAGTTGGTCAATTAAATGAATCAATGGCAAAAGTTGAATCACTTAGGTTAGAAAGGGCTAAACCTTCGTCATGATCTCTCGGTGGTTACAAGAAAAAGGAAAGCGTAAAAGTTTTAAGGGAGTTTTTAGTAGTGAAGAAGGACAAGATGTTCTTGCAATGCTTGCAAATGCTCATTATGTCTTTCGTACTTCACATGCTAGTGACCCCTATACATCTGCATGGCAAGAAGGCCAAAGAACTGTAGTAATGGAGATTATTAATCTCGTTGGTGCAGATTTGGAAGCCATTAGGAAAAGAATTGACATGCAGGAACAAGCTCGCCTTGCAAATGTAGAAAGACGAGCATAACCTTTAAAATAAATAAACATGGCAGAAGAAATAGCTCCTGTAGAAGATTCAGGGCAAGCTGAAGNAGATTCTACTATACAATTTAACGCATCCTCTATGCCANTAGGTTTAAGGGATGAACCAAGTCTTCAAACATTTGACTCTGTAGACAAACTTGCTAAGTCCTACGTTAATGCAGTCAAAATGATTGGAGGAGATCCTAAAAATCTTATTTCTGTTCCGCAGGAAGGAGAAAGTTGGGATCAATTTTATAACCAAATTGGAAGACCAGATCAAGCAAATGGATATGATTTTGGTGAAGATGATGAAGGTGTATTAGATGATTTTAAAGAATTTTCACACCAGAATAATCTAACTCAAGATCAAGCTGATAATTTGCTTAATTTGTTTCAAGATTTGGAAGAAGATAATAATGCCAATGAAGTACAAGCAATTGAGGATCTTAAAATTCAAACAACTATCGATCTCCAAAAAGATTGGGGGAAAAATTACGATGGTAATATGGATTTTGCCAAGAGAGCTTATGCACAATTTGGTACACCTCAACTAACTGAAGCTATGGATAGTTCAGGTTTTGGCAATCACCCTGAAGTGATCAAAGCCTTTTCTAAAATAGGACAGTTACTTGGAGAAGAATCGCTTGCAGTAGGCTCAGGTTTAAGTCGTAATCAGATGTCTCCGCAAACGGCACAAGAAGAAATTCAAGCACGTTATGCAGATAAGGATTTTTCTAAATCTTATAGAGATAATAGAGATCCTAATCATAAAGTTGCTATGAATACAATGGAAAGGTTATTTAAACAAGCCTATCCATCACAACAAAGAGTAAGATAGTTTCACTCCTTCACCTAGTGAAGGTTTGACCGAATAGGATAAGTTAGTAAATAGATAACCTTCGGGCCTATTGAATTCTTTTCTGAGACCCTTTATGGATAATCTCTAGGTTATAGTGATTTTTACTTATACACATAAGTGTATGAGATTTCTATAAAAGGGTAAATTATGGCTAATTTTCATGATATTGAAACGTCGTATATACATCGCTATTCCGCAGATGTACTACATGCGCTTCAACAAAAGACCGCACGAGTTCGTAATTTCGTGACGAATAAACCTGATTGTCAAGGTGTAGCTGAGTTCATTGATAAGATCGGAACTAACGAAGCACTAGACAAAGTTGCACGTTTTGCAGATTCACCTGTACAAGCGATTTCCCATAAACGTAGGAGAGTATCAGCACAGCCTAAAAATGCTGGATTCTTTGTAGAAGGTTTTGATACTCGTAGAATGAACTACGATGTGTTCCAGCCTTATGCAGAAGCTACTTCTATGGCAATGGCTCGTAAGATGGATACTGTAATTATTGATGCCGCTTTTGGTTCAGCTTATGAATCTGATGGTGGAGCAATGGACGGTGCAACCGAGATAGTATGGAATGATACTAACTTTCCAAAACAGTTTATTGCAAAAGACTACTCTGTTGGCACAGCAACCGTTGACATGAGTGGTATTGATAATGCCGCCTCAAATTCTAGGTCATTATCAATTGACAAACTGTTAAAGGCTCGTAGGGTTCTTTCTGAAAATGAAGCAGATCAATATGATGAAGGTGGTAATCCACTTTATTTTATTGTATGTTCTGCATCTCAGATAGAGTCTTTACTACACTCCCAACAAATTCAAAGTTCGGATTATAATAATATTCGTGCTTTGGTTGAAGGGCAAACCAATTATTTTGCTGGGTTCCAGTTTATTAGGCATGAAGGTCTGCCTACTACTGGTACTGGTGATTCTTTGGTGGAAAAAGTGCTTTGTTTTCATCCAGAAGGATTAGCTTTCTGTTCTTGGGAAGAACCTGTAACTGAAATAGAAAGACGTTCTGACAAATCTTTTGTTCCGTATGCATATTTTGAAATGGATATTGGTGCAACTAGGGTTTGGGAAGAGATGGTCATTGAAATTTCTTGTTTCAAAACTGCTTAACCTATAATCTAAAAAGGACAATATGGCTGATCAATATGCAGCAAATCACAAAAAACGATTCGTTACTGTTCCTGCGAAGCTGACTGATGTCGCTGACCAAGGGGGCAGAATGCGGATGTTATATGATAAATTCACGTTTACGTCGCCTGATATTGCGATGCAAATAAATGACACAATATCCTTTGGTAAACTGCCTCCCGGAGCAAAAGTATGGGAAGCATCTTTACACCAATCGGCAACACTAGGTTCAAGTTGTCAGTTGAGTTTAGGATATACTGATGGCACTACAGCAACCCCGGTTGGTTTTATAGCCGCCGCTGTTGCGACAGGAGTAGGAACTCGTTACATGAAAGAGCAAGTAAGTAATATTACTCAAGCTCCTGTAACAATTACTTCTGAAGTTACTGTAATTGCAAAATTAACTGCGGCAGTAAGTTCATCAACTGCGGCATTTGTTGAAGTGCGGATTTATTATACCGTTGATTAACAACAATAGGGGGTTGGGCAACTAGCCCCCATTTCAAATAGATACTATGGATAAAACTGGTATAGCTAACCTTGCCTTGAGTAATCTAGGTGAAGCTAGAATACAATCTCTTTCAGAAAACAGTTCAAGAGCTAGAGCATGTTCTGCAAGGATAAATGAAGTTATAGAAACTGTATTACGGATGAATGTCTGGAATAGTGCATTAGAACGTAAACTACTTACTCAAATTGATGCCCCTATATTTGGCTGGAATTATACTTATCAGCTTCCTGCAGATTGCATTAAAGTTGTTGAAGTAGAACCTGTTTCTAGATTCCAAGTTGAAAAGAAAAATATATTATCTAATGAAACCTCTTTATATTTATTATATGTAGCAACTCCTACTGATACTAATAATTTAGACTCATTATTAGCTGAAGCAATTGCAATGAAACTTGCAGTAGAAATAGCTGAATCTCTTACAAGTAAAGAGGGGTTAAAAAAAGAAATGGCTCAAAAATACTTTATGGCACTACAAGAAGCTAGATCCGCAAATTCAAGAGATAAAACTCCAGAACATAGAGAGCGATCATCTTATCTTGATGCTAAAAAAGGTAGGTATTCAGTTATACACCGCACATTTAATACTCCTACTATTGGTTACGAAGTTGATCAACAAGCATGGAAAACTAAATGAAGTATGAATTCCTACAACCTAAATTTAATGAAGGTGTATTAGCAAAAAGCCTTCAGGGTCGCTCTAATGAAGAGTTCTATCATTATGGGTACAAAAGCTCTAAGAATATGATCCCTGTTCTCTCAGGGCCAGTTCTTAAACGACCCGGTACTAATTACATAGGAGATGCTAAAGATGCTTCAGCAGTTTTTATTCCTTTCTTCAAAGATAAAGACAATACATATATTATAGAGTTAGGCTCTACATCAGCTTCTTCTGGTGGTTATTTAAGAGTATGGTCACAAAATCAACTTTTAACCGACAACACAGCAGTTTCATCTCCACCTACATATGAAGCCGATTTTAGCGGAACAGCATTTCCTTGGACTGCGGCTGAACTAAATGGATTAAAATCTACACAAAGTGGTGATATTATATTTGTTTGTTCTCCTACAAAACCTCCACAAAAAATATTTCGTACTTTATCTGATGCTACAACAAGTGCTGTTGCTGATGATAATAGTGTGTGGGCAATCGAAGAATTTGTTACTACAGACGGCCCATATACGGAAATTAATATATATGATGAAAGTGAGGCTACAAAAAGATATACCTTAAAATTAACTACTGAACCTACTGCAACAAAAAGAATAGGTGCTGTAGAATTTAATACTATTAAAAATGAATTAGTATTAGCAAATCATGGATTACAAGTTGGACAGAAAATAAAACTGCATGGTTCTGAAGTAGGAAGTAAAGGATGGGGTAATATAAGACAAAATACTTCAGGTTTAACTGCCGCTGATGGTTCTAAACAAACAATGATGAGTGGAACTAAAAGTACTAGCGCAGGATTAGGTACTGGTACAGGAGTTGGATCTGTATTATTTGATCTTGATGTATATGTTATATCTACAACATCAACTTCTTTTCAGTTTTCTGATATAGATGGTGGCCCTCTTAGAGAATTTGAATTAGTACTACTAAGTCCTGAAACAATTATTGCAAACGCAAAGGTATATGTAGAAAAATATGTTTATTCGCCTAGTGCTACACCAATAAGTCTTACTTTATATAATAATGGAAGTACAGGTACAACACTTACTAATGCATATTTTCATGGCACAAATGATATAGGTCGTCTTATAAGAATTAATCCATTATTAAAAGGTGGTAATAATATCGGTGGTATTAAATGGGCTTGGGGTATAATTAAAACTATAAGTAGTTCTGTTATTACTGTTGAGTTTAAATCTGAAATGGCTAATACAAGAGGTACTGGCACTCCAGCGGCTTCAAATATAGTTGGTACATCAGAATTTAGATTAGGTGCTTTTAGTATAGGGCAAGGATTCCCACATGTAGCACAGATATATCAACAACGTATGGTATTAGCCGCTACTGCGGTACAACCTTCTACAATATGGTTATCAGAAACTGCAAACTTTTATTCGTTTTCTCCTACAGTTATTTCAGAACAAGGTAGCCCCGATTCAGTTACAGAAGGTGTTTCAACTGAGATAATAGTAGATTCAAATGCTCTTACATTTACTTTAGATTCAGACACTTTAGATGAAATAAAATGGCTTGGTGAATCTAAAAAACTTGCTATGGGTACTTCTGCTGGGATATATATGCTTTATGGAGCAGAAACTGATCTTACTGTTACACCATTCCGCTTTACAATTAATAGAGAAACATCATTCTCTGCAACTGATACTGCACCAGTAATTGTTTCTAATGCATTATTATATACCCAAATTGGTGGTAAAGATGTTCAAGCTCTTGAATTAGAAGGTGGAACTGTTAGTCAATGGGTTTCTAGTAAAATATCTCTTAAAGGTTATGATGTTATTAAAAATTCTGAGATTCAGAAAATGGTTTGGCAGGAAAGACCTTTTGCTATTATCTGGTTTATGATGGCTAATGGTAAATTATTGACTCTTAGTTATGATCGTAGTTTAGAATTTAAAGCATGGTCTGAACATGTAATTGCAGGAAAAATATACCGCAAAATTACTTCAACAATACAATCTACAGCTAATAGCACATTTATTCCAAGTGAAGATTCTGGATTGAAACTAACTGATAATGCACATGGATTATTAAATGGTCAAATAATACAAATAACTACTACAGGAACTTTGCCTACAGGATTAAGTTTAAGTACAAATTATTATGTAGTAAATAAAACAGCCAATACATTTAAACTTGAAACAAGTGTTAGTGCAGGTGCAATAGCATTTACTGATGTTGGTGGTGGCACACACTCATGGCACAAGCCAACTATATATACAGTCGCAGGAGATCAAACAAGTATGTTTGTAGCAGATAAGTATGTTACTGTATCTAATTATGAAGATTCAAATTGGAATGTAAGTCAAGAAATAATTAATGTGCT